TGCGTAGGTCTTCGATTAGATCTTGCCATCCCTTGGATGCCATCATGTCGAACCTAGCCTCGTAATAGGCTTGTAACTCTTTATCCACAGTTTCTCCTTATTAGGACTGTGTTGTATTTCTACAACATATTCTTATTATACCATATTTTTATAGATTTGTCAAGTATTTACTGGACTTTTCTATTCATTTGTGCTTCTACAATATTTTCCTTGGTCTGGATTTCTCGTTCCTTAAGGATTAGATCTGCTATTTTTGCACGGCGGTCAAACTCTCCTTGTTGTCCTCCATCTAAGTTAGCAGTCACTGACTGAATAACTTTAGCTCTTAACTCTTCAGGAGCAAGCTGTGCTTCAACCAAAGTTTTTTGAGCTTTAGCCATAGCCTCTTGAGCGTCAGCTTGAGACTCTGCAGCCCTTGAATTAAGTTCATTAATTTGAGCTTGGACTAATTGAAGCTGGGCTTGTACCTGTGCCTGTTGAATTGCTTGTGTTTCAGGGTTAGGTTGATTCATTTGATCAAGCGCAGCAGCTAACTCTTCTTTATTCGACAGACTAGAACCTTTAATAATACCTTTTAGCACCAACGGCAAAACTGGAGATTCTGGTCCAAGGGTTTGCAGTAGGCCAATGAACTGTTGCTGCTCGTACTCCCTAGCAACCATGCCAAGAGTGGAGGCAGGGGTAAACTGGAAGTCACGGCTAGGATAACGCTCTGGGTCAAACTGCATATACCGATAGGCGACCTTTTTAATCAGAGGGATTAGGAAGTCATCCTGGAAGTTCATCAGAGCCTGCTTGTTCTTCTTAATGATAGAAGACATAGCCAGGGACATAGACGCACCACCAGCCTCACCAGAAGCCACTGCACGGGTCATGGCTTGGCTATCAAGAGTACCTGTGGCCTGAAGCAGCATGGTTTCAAACTGCTGGGCAGTCTGGATATTAGCTGCATCAGTAGAACCAAACTTAAACGGGAATAGTATCTCGTTAGGATTACCGTTAGTAAGTAGTGTCTTTCCAGGTTGAACCTTATAACTTACACCTCGTGGTAGTCTTGTAGCGTCTGCGGCCATCATAGGAGCCGTAGTAAGAGCCAAAGAATCAAGATGACTACGCAATTGGGCATCAATAGCCTTCTGCATATTGTAGCCTTTTTGTACTGTCCCCATACCAACCAATCGACCAGGAACCTTTTCAGGTGTATAGGTTACAATTGGACGGTCCTTCATCATGTAAGGATTGGATTCAGCTTTAAGAAGATACTGATTGTTAGCGATAACAACTACAGCTTCAACTAAATCGCTATATGTATCTGCATCGCTATCTTCTGGAAATAAATCAACTACTTCTTTACCTTCGTTTTCAAGTTGTTTTAAATATTCACGAGGAACTAAACCGTAGTAACGAAGGATTCGGACCTTGTCTTCTTGGTATAGTGTATCCAATTGATTTGGCTCAAGAGCATTATCAGTATACTCAGGACCAATATTAACCTTTCGGTAGATGCCATCTTCGATTCCTTTCACAACCTTAAATAGGCTGGTATACTCTTCGACAGCAACCCCAAGACCGTCATCTACTGTATCAGAGTTAGGGTCCCAAAGGAAATTACGAGGGTGAATAGATTTAATTGGAACAGTTACACGCTCTGTTTCTAGTACACCAATAGCTGCGTTAGTTCCTCCTGGTATAGGTTGAGTAGCTGGGATAAATTCTAGTGTTGATTTAACTTGAATTTCAGCAATACCAAGACCAAATACCTCAGCGTTGCGGTCTACTTCAGACCAAACTTTGTCTGCTTTATCTCTTTTTAAGTCTTCATGGAGTTGTTTTTTCATCATCTCCACATCAATACCGTCAGTATCAGCAGCATCGTCAGCTAACTCAAAGAATTCACCACGACCAGTAGTAGCCTCCATAATCTCGGAGGTCTTGTTCTCTACCGCCTGTCGGATAGCAGGAGACACAATCCTTGAACGCTCTGACTCCCTGGTCTTGTCTTCATCAGACCAGATGCCATAGTATAGACGCTCGTATTCGTCCCACTGTTTTTCGTAATTTACTTCCTTATGCTCTCGCCAACGATCACAATGTGAAGTAATAAAACTAATTAATTCTTTATCTGACTCAGTAACTGGGTCTTCTTTAAATTCAGCCATGTTTATTCCCTAGTAGTGTCGCCAAAAGGATCAATATATTCTAACCTGGAGTCAACAGATTCACCAGACTGATTAATAAACTCTGTTGGACCAAGAGGACGCTTAAACTGATTCACTGTAAAAGGATCTTGTCCCATAGTTTGAGGAAATGTTTTGCCTTTTGTTATTGATTTTTGTGGACCAAACTTTGCCCAAATAGGATCTTCAAAACGAATCTGTACATTGCGTGCTTCTGCTTCGCCGTAGTTTTTTAAGTAATCTTCTGTAGCTCTTTGTCTATCTTTTTCTGAAGCTTCAAACCATTTTTTGTTTGTATATTTTTTTAATTCTTTATCTCGGCTTGTGCCTTGGATAAATCTTTCAATTTGTTGTGCGTAATGCTGAGCTTCATGTAGTAAACCAGAAACAACCTGTACTGGGCTTTGGTCAATAAAAGGTTGCGACCCAATATTTAAATCAATAATCTGACTGTTAAAATTGTAAGCCCCAAAAGATTCTGGCTTATCAGGTTCATTAACAATACGAATTTCTTTTTCAGCTAGAGCAGGATAAAAATCATATAGTCGAGGATGGCTTAATAAATCTTTAGCTTTGTATACTTCACCTTCTTCTAGCATATCTGTAGGAATTGTTAACTTAGCCCCAGTATCTGGAATCTCAAACCTAAGCTTTCCATCTGGTCCAATACCCATTCCTGTTCGAGCAACTTGATCTTCAAAGGTTGCCCCACGAGTTGCCATGTCTCTGGCAAGTTTCATGTTTTGTTCAATTATGTTTACTTCTTCATCTGGAGCAACAGCAGTATAATTAATTAAAGCTTCTTGTCCACCAATAATTTCAGGATATTCTAATTTAGCAGGCTTCATAGTCAGTAAACCTTTTCGGTCTGACATAGTACTAGCTGCTAGTAAATCAGCATCGTTGACTAAACCTCTAAATAAGTTTATAATCCCGCTCATATTAGTATCCTGATATAGGGTCTAAAGCCTCATACTCGTCATCTTCAACCATGTCTGTAAACTCTGTGATGCCTATCTGGTCAATATACGCTAGAGCATCAATTAAGTCATCATGCACCTGTGGGTTTGGAAAGTTAAGCAGTTGGTCTACAAACTGTTTATTCCAATCGCCTCTTACTAACTTAATCCTTCCATGCTCGAAGCGTCCCTGGAGCGCCCAAACAATCCTGTCCGTCTTCTTCTTGTTGCCATGAGTTAGTTCTGTCACCGAGATGAAAAATGATTTCTTCTTCATCAAGTCTTGTAGGTACGGGAGTACGGCGTTCCTTGCCATTCCTCGCTCTATACCTACTAATCGAACATCGTAACTTCTTGCTGTTTCTAATATCTTGTTTGCGGTTTCTTTGATATCCCATCTTCCTGCTACAATCGTATCGACATACCAACCATCAAGACAGACTTTCACTACTGCAATTGCTGTTTCATCCAGATGCTTCTTCTTATTACTGGCTTGCTTGCTTACATCTTCAAAGCCAGCCAAATCAACAGCGATGTAATAAGAACCGTCATCAGGCAAATCATCAGAATCAACATACTTAATCCATTCGTCTTTGAAGAGGTCTGACTGGGCGGCTTCGAAAGAAGCAAGGTATTCCTGTCTAAAACTGAAGGAAGACATTGATTTCTTTGCTGCCTCAATCTCCTTCGGATCAAGTAGCGGATTATCAAACGAGGTAAAGTGAAAAGATGACCAATCCTCGTCTTCACCTCTTTGAGCCATCTGGTACAATTCATAGAAGTGATTGCGTCCCTTCGGTGTACCAATAAACAATGCTCCACCTTTTACATCACTTAGAGCAGGTCTAAGAATCTGCTCGAATACCTGTGGCTTCATGTCAGCATATTCGTCAATCACGACATACGCTAGACCCACACCACGCATTGTATCTGGACGATCGGAGCCTTTAAGGTAAATCTTCCTATCGTTTACAAGCGTAATAACTGCCGTATTCTCGTGAACAGACTTGATAACCTCGTGGCCAAGCTCTTTAAGAACCGACCACATGATGTCTTTAGCTTGTTGAAATGTTGGAGCAACATAGAAGACATCCTTTTCTGTTGACTTTAATGCTTCAATGATGAGGGTCCAAGCAGCAAGGCGAGACTTTCCAAATCTTCGTCCTGCAGCAACCACTTTAAAACGGTGACTATCATTAAATACCTCTGTCTGCTTAGGATGGAGTTCAACTCTCAGATTCGCCATCTGGAGCCTCCATGTCTATAACCTCATAGTTAACTTCAGTTTCCCTGGCAGCGATCTGTGGCGCACCAGTGGTAACAATCTGTACCTGGATAGCGTTGCTTCTGCCCTGCCCCTGCTTCTCAAAATGGGACACAGGTAATAGCCTATCCATACACATCTTAAGACAAGCAACTTGGTCCTTGTCTGTGTCGTCCATAGCCTTGCGGAGGACAGTCTCAATGACTTTTTCTCCGCTAGTAGACAGAAGACGAGCATAAAATTCTTTTATTCTTGCTGCTTCGCCTGGAGGTCTTCCTACTACGTTTCGTTTTTTCTTGGATTCAACGTCTGCTTTTCGTGGCCTGCCTCTTTTTTTAGGAGGGGACAGGGTAACACCTTGAGATTCTAAGGACACTTTAGTGTTTCTCCTTACTATCTATGTAGTTTTAAATTATTAGTAATTATTATTATGATTTTAGTATTTAGTTCCTACATAGTTTGTTCTTAATACATTTATTATAGCATATTTTTTCTAAAAAGTCAAGTACTTTGTACTATTTAGGAGCTAAAGAGTACAGATTAGTCCTGTCTAAACCTGTAGTGAGCACCTCCTTTTTACTATAAATGCTACTAATTCTTATTCTTAGGCTAAGTTATTGATTTATAAGGACAATTTTATAGTGGTAATTCAGCCCTATTTTGTACTATTTAGGGCTATTTTCCCACTATTTAATCCTATTTTGCCTTCTGTTGTGTCTATGGGGTTCCCCAACGCGGGCACTCTGTTCTGTCCCCCCTCCCCCGTGTTGTATTTTTACCACAAATAACCCTACAGCGCAGTCTGGTATGGGACTTGCTAGGGCAAGAATCGTGCCAATAGGTAGAAACTATTGAGGGCTGGGGAGTGATAGAAAGAGACTATGAAGCACCCTAAAGTGTCTCTAAAAAACAACAGAGGGGGTCACTGTATAAATATACATTAGGGTTTCCCCTAATTGTTTGCTGCAGTGCAAATCATTAATATCGAGTCATGGAATAGATAGTTATCTAATCCATATCCCTAAACTACCAGGAGGCATTATGGATTTTGAGAATCAGGGTAAAGAGCTAGCTAAAATCGAAACCGGCGCAGGCACTAAGGCCGTGGCCATCATCAAAAATTGTCTAATCAGTATCACGGACGATGGACAGATGGAGGAGTTTTTAGATAGTTATCTAAACTACCGGATAAATCAGGGCGAAGACGAAAAAGAAGCCAAGAATTATCGGTCCCGAGTTAAAGCCGTAATCAAGAATTGGAAAGATCACGAGAAACGGACCAAGCTTTACGACTACAGTACTAAGTCGGTCCAATTGCTAGCGAAATATGCAAGGGACCTAAACAAAAAAGAGAAACCCGAATCCGAAGAATCGCCGGACGAATCGGTCAAGACTGAGAATCTGCTAAGTCTTGGGGATATCTCAGCCGAACTCGATAGACTGGCCCAGCATCTCCAACATCACGGGCGATTCGATCTCGCGGAGCGGCTGATGGTGATCGCGAATGAGGCAGTCGAGGAGCAAGTGGAACCCGCAACAATCTAAGGAGGGAGGGAGAAATCCCTCTCCCTTTTTTCACTTGACAATTGGGCAGTGTTGTGTTATAGTTTGGCTGTGGTTAGTAATTTTGTGTTTTGTCAATAGATAGTTATCTAAAAGGAGCTTCAAATGTTAAGACTTTTTCGTGTTTCCCTGCGTTTCAATGGTGTGTTAAAGCATCGTGGCGGTAGATTCCTGACAGTGTATCGCAAGGGAGAGCGTGTTAACGGTAAAGTAATCAAGGTCAATCCCTTGTTTGCTACTGTTCAGCGTGCCCAAGATGGTAAGGTTTTCACTGTCAAAAACTGGTCCATCAAGTTTGTGTGTGCCGATCACCAAGTACACACCACATCTGAGGCACTGTAATGTTATCCAGGACATCCAAACTAGGGTGTTATTCGTGGAGTCTCCAGGCTTTGGACACCTGTCCAGGGTCTAGAGATTCTACGGGTGAGATAGTAGACGCTTGTAAGTTTTGCTATGCTAGGCAGGGTCTATATCATATGCCAGATGTTAAGGCATTACGGGCCTTTAACTTACAAGACTGGACAGAGTTAGACTGGGTGGATCGTATGGTCAAGGCACTCAAGGGCAAGAAATTGTTCAGGTGGTTTGACTCTGGCGATATGTACCACATCAAACTAGCGGAGAAAATCTATGCCGTTATGCAGCAAACGCCAGATTGTAATCATTGGATACCTACTCGAATGCATAAGTTTGCTAAGTTTGAGCCTGTTCTTAGGGCTATGCATAGCCTACCTAATGTTACAGTCAGGGCCTCTTCTGATGCTATTGATGGCAGTATTGTAGATACTTATCTAAACTCTAGCACCATCATACCTGATCACGATACAGAGACTAGTGCGTGGGTGTGTCCTGCTTACAAACAAGGTGGAAAGTGCTTGACTTGTCGCAAGTGTTGGGATAAGATGACGCCTGTTGTTGCTTATCCGTATCACGGCAGGTCAAAGGCTAAGGTTATTAAACTTATTCAAGTAAAGGGTTGACAAACATGGATACTAATGATATGCTCTATCATATGCAAGACTTAATCCAAGAGATCGAGAATGGTGGCTGGACCACACACTCAGAGATTGACATTCGGGTTGCTTATCGTTCTCTTCGGGATGCTGTTATGAAGATTCGTTGCGATGACTTGTATGTAGAAAAGGAGACTGCATGAAGACTAATGACTTAAAGCGTGGCTCATATGTGTTACTTCGTAATGGCTGGGAGGCAGAGATTGCTGACAACATGAAGGGCAATACTCGCTTGGCTACTGTGTTCGGAGAATTTACAGAGACTGGGTCTGTGTATGCACACGATATTATTAAGGTCAAGATTGCTGACGAGTGGCATGATGTCGAGCATACTCCAGCACAGATCAAGTTGATGGACCAGCTAAAGCGTATCGGGTTTTAGATAATTAACCGAGGAGTTTTGAGCATGAATTATTTTGAATTGAGACAACTGGCTAGTCTTTACGGGCTGCCATGCCTGAATGATAGTCAAGTTAAGACGCTTGCCGCTTTTGTGCAAGCTGCTTGCGATAAGGCTATCGCTGAGAGACTGAGAGAGAAATCCGAAGAGGCTTTTGAGTATGACCCTGCCGAATGGTCTGCTTATGTTTCTGCCTCTTCGATTGCTTCAAACGCTTTTAAACCCATTTATACACCATTGGAGAAAGCATGAACGATATACATTGGGTTTTAGATAATTATCTAAGGACATAACATGACTAAGAGATGGGCTATCTTATTAGGTAACGAAAATGTCTGGCTCGTCAACGGACAACCTCAAACTTTTGCAAGCATGGAAGAGGCCGCTGCAGAACTAGAAAGATTTTTTAGGGACGAAGAAGAATTTTTCGAGCTTGGATATTTAGAAGAACCCTGCAATCCAGAAGACTATCGAATTGAGGAGGTAGTATGAAGGCATATCTTATTGATCCCTATGAGGGTAGTATAGAGGAAGTCGAATATAGCGGAGACTATGAGGACATCTATAAGCTGATTGATTGTCCAATGTTTGACTGTGTCCGAATCAATAGGAATGGTGATACTATTTATATTGATGACATGGGTTTGTATAAGGACAATCAAGAATTTTTTATGGTTGAGGGCTATCATAGTCCATTGTGTGGTAAGGCTTTGGTCCTGGGTACAGATAAAAATGGTGACAGTCAATCGCCTAAGATTAGCTTGACAAAACTAAAAAAGATGATAACATTCATCCCATCAATACTTGTTATTGCAAGGGGTTTAGTATGATTGGCTATAAATTGTTTCGTAAACGCAAGGATGGTACACTAGGCCCACTGTTTATTAATCGTAAGCAACGACTTAGTCCAGGTATTTACTATGAATTTGAAAAGCATTATACTAAGGGCTATGCTTATCGTCCTGGCTGGCACATCTGTTCAGAGATGAGCGCACCACACCTACGACAAGGTGGTGATCGTGTCTGGGCTAAGGTAAATTTCATACCGATGGCTGTGATTGAAAGACCAAAGTCTCAGGGCGGGACATGGTATCTTGGTAGCGCGATGAAGATACTGGAGGTGTATGATGAAGCAGAGGAATTTTGTAGCAAAGCACGCACAGCGTAGCGGAGCAGGTAGACATAAGCGAAAGGATAAGAAAATGGCAATCTATATTGACGATGCGGGTAGACAATTAACTCTTTTAAAGAAAAATGTTTACACCGAAGAATTATTAGGTACTATAGAATGGTTGGATGGTATTAATGCACAAATTGTAAAGATACTTGACGACAGAAGTGGAAGTGATTCTTGGGTTATAGAATATTTAGATCTTAATGAATTTAACTGGGGTGAAAAATGAGCTACATTGGACAAGAAGACTGGGTGCATATTGACGCACACAATGACGAGGTCAACGCACTAGAGGACAAAGTTGCAGAGCTTGAGCAGGTTATCAAGGATATGCAATTTGATGAGGCATATCTATGTGCTGACCTTATTGAACTGCGCTGGCGCTACTCTGACTACAAGGATATGTACGAGGAGCTTGAGGAACTTATCAAGTGGTGTGGTCCTGATACTACACGCAAAGCTATCGAGATGTTGAGTGAAAAGTTCCCTAATAAGAAAGGGTTTGATAGTTGGGAGGTAACATGGCTGCGCCCTTAATTGCTATCATCGGGCTGGTGTATTTGGTGGTGTCGGTGGACCTGCTAATCAAGGGTCATCATGGCCTGGGTATTGCTTTCCTGGGCTATGCATTGGGTAATGTTGGCCTGACTATGGAAGCGATGCGCTAATGACCTGGGTAGATGTAGGGTTATTTACTGGTATCTTATTGTTTGCATTGTTGTTGTGTATATTTGGAGACAGAGATGAAGACTAGGGTTTCAGGTGTACCATACGAGGTGGAATTACCATACGGCATGGACGAGGGCGGTGTAATTGCAGAACTAGAGCGCGAGAACTTTATGATGCGTACCAGGATGGAGCGACTAGAGAACGAACTCAAGATTGCAGAAGAACACATCTCAAAGTTAATGATTGACTTACATAATGAACGGAACAATAAGACATGAGATGCCTTAGTTGCAACACTGTGCTAACAGATTTTGAATCAACACGCAAGGGTCTTAATACTAACGAATATCTTGACTTATGTAACTCTTGCTTTTATACTATTAGGGACGATGTTTTAACGCTTGACAGGAGTGACCTTGAAGAAGAAGACGATGGATACCTTGATGATTTTGATAGCGATGAGTGCTTGGATTATGGTATTGACATGGATAGTTAACTATGCTATAATAACTATTAAGTAGATACTTAGTATTAATTATTATTATTAACTTAGAAGGAACTAAATAGTGGAAGACGACCAAGAAAGATTCATTGCTGAGACAGGATACGAAGCCCATTACTGGTTCGTTGTCTCAGACTTTGTTGATCTGTCCCTGAGACACGGGCTGGATACAGTCCTTGGCGATGCCTTGGAAGTATACAAGAAGCGCCTTTTAGATAAGGAACAGTCCTGAGTTGTGTGCTGTCCCCTATTTGTATAGTACCTAACCATAGATAACTATCTATTTGGAGTTTAAGATAATGACCAGTCCTATCTTGGAGAACCTAGCTAAGGCTAGAAGCAAGAAGACTTCAGGCTACAAGTTGAAGAACCCGATTGACCACTGGAGAAAAGACCCGACCAGTCTACGCAAGAGCATCAATGCCAAGTGCTTTGACTGTTCCTGTAACCAGATCGAAGAGATCAGAAACTGTACTGTTCGGTCCTGTCCTTTGTGGTTTGTCCGTCCCTACCAGGAGGATACAAATGGGTGAGCAGTTAAAGGCGCACCAGCCTTGTCCTGATTGTGGTAGCTCAGACGCATTGACCTACTACGACTGGGGTAGTTTATGTTTTAAGTGCGGAGAAAAGAAGTTTAATAAGAGTGATATGAAACCAACACTGACCAAGGTTCAATCGAAGATGACTAATATTCATGAGCTAACATATGGCTCAGTTGTGGAGCGAGGGCTGACTAGAGATACCTGCCTCGAGTATGGTATTGGTAGTAAAGATAATTACTACTACTTCCCATACTATAACGGTGATACCTTAGTTGCGTACAAGAAACGAAACACAGACGAGAAGCGATTCAGTATTGAAGGTGCTTGGCAGCAAGGCACTCTCTTCGGGCAGCAACTATTCAATAAGGGAGGCAAGTATGTTACGATTACTGAAGGCGAGTTTGACGCTGCGGCGGCGTATCAGATGCTTGGTTCTAAGTATCCTGTGGTTTCTGTTAGGAATGGCGCAGGCAATGCAGCACAGGATGTCAAGGCGAATTATGAGTGGCTCGACTCATTCGAGAATATCGTCATCTGTTTTGACAACGATGATGCGGGTAGAACTGCTGCTGCACAAGTTGCTGAAATCCTTGGAACTAAAGCCAAGATATTTAAGGGACGCTCAGATTTTAAAGACGCCTGTGACTTCAACTACAAAGGAGAAGTAAAGGAGTTTGTTGATCTATGGTGGAAGGCAGAGAGATTCACGCCTGATGGAATCATTGACGGTGCTGGGTTATGGGAGCTAGTAAACCAACCAGTCGAGCGTTCCAAGGTTCAGTATCCTTACTCTGGGTTGAATGATCTGACCTATGGAATCAGAGAGGGCGAGTTAGTTACAATTACTGCTGGCTCAGGATTAGGTAAGTCACAGTTTCTTAGAGAGATTGTGTTTCACATCCTGAATAACACATCTGATGAGAATATAGGACTGCTGTTTCTAGAGGAGTCAGTTAAGCGTACTGCCAAAAGCTTGATGAGTTTGGCAGCTAACAAGCCACTGCATCTACCAGACACTGAGGCAACTGTTGAGGAACTTCGTTCTGCTTTTGATTCCACTCTAGGCACAGGGCGTGTGTTCTTATTCGATCACTTTGGTTCAACTGCAATTGATAATATTATTAATAGGGTCAGGTTCATGGCTAAGGCACTTGACTGCAGGTATATCTTTCTCGACCATGTGTCTATTGTTGTGTCTGCCCAGGAGAATGGTGACGAGCGCAAGGCACTGGATGAAATCATGACCAAGCTGCGAATGATTGTGCAAGAGACAGGCATTGCTTTGTTCTGTGTCTCGCATCTGAAGCGTCCTGATGGCAAGGGACATGAGGAAGGAGCAAGTACCTCTCTGTCTGCACTACGAGGCTCAGGTTCGATTGGTCAACTGTCTGACATGGTGCTAGGTCTAGAGCGTAACGGACAGGCTGAGGACCTCAAAGAACGCCACACCACCAAGGTTCGAGTGCTGAAGAATCGCTTCAGCGGGTTGACTGGACCTGCCTGTGGTCTGTATTATGACAGGGTTACTGGACGCATGAGTGAGACAATCGTGGAGGATCTATGAACCTACGCAAAGCAGTAAAGCAGGTGCTAGAAGCGTTTGATTGGGACTGGAGTGAGCCACGGAATAAAGCATTAAGAGAAAGAATGAAAGCACTACGCCAAGCACTAGCGCAACCGGAACAAGAGCCTGTGGGGTATGTAACCATTGAGAACATTTCTAGTTGGGCACAAGTTCCCTCAATAAAGTGGTTCAAAAAACCTACTGAAGGACCACTCTACACCACACCACCAAAGCGTGAATGGGCTGGGCTGACGGATGAGGAAATTGAGGAGTGCAAAATCAACGGCGGCTTACCACACGCTATCAATTGGAGGCTCTCGGTAAAGGTTATGGAAGCCAAACTCAAGGAGAAGAATACATGACTGACCTACGCAAAGCAGCAGAGGCGGTATTAGAGGCGTGGAGTTGGGACTGGAGTGAGCCACGGAACAAAGCATTAAGAGAAAGAATGAAAGCACTACGCCAAGCACTAACTCAGCCAAAATGGGTTGGACTTAAAGATGATGACTTTAATGTAAAGCAGATTGCGGAGTTTGATGTGGCGAAGTTTGCACGATACATCGAGGCAATACTGAAGGAGAGAAACTGTGGCACATCCTGACCAAGCATTCGGTGATAAGACTTACTCGCAGTTTGGAGAAGACTTAATCCTGTTGAATGTGTTTCACAAGTTAGGGATTGAGAAGGGAAGATACTTTGATGTAGGAGCACACAATCCCTGGAACATCAGTAACACTGCGCTGCTGTATGAGCGCGGCTGGCGAGGCGTGTGCATCGAGGCTAACCCTAATCAGATTGGTGGCTTCGAGTTAGCTAGGCCAGAGGATAACATCCTGAATGTTGGTGTTGGCTGCTCAATTGGTACGATGCCTTTCTATATGATTGATGGCTACTCAGGCAGGAATACCTTTGATAAGGAGAAGGCTGAGAAGTTTGTCTCTGACTATCCCTGGTTCAAGATTCAAGAGGTTAGGGAAATCCCTGTGGTTACAATCGATAGTTTGTTTAAGAGTTTGTATGTACCTGACCTGCTGTGTATCGACATCGAAGGCTACGACTACCCAGTGCTTATGAGTATGGAAGCAAGGCCAAAGGTAATCTGTGCTGAGAATGAGGGACAGATACAAGACTTTGATGACTTGCTAAAAGGCATGGGATATGATAAAATATTTAATACCGTAGCAAATGGAATCTACATTCATGCGACTAGCACTTGACATTGAAACGAACACAGCCCATGACAAGATATGGGTTTGTTGTACCTATGACATTGACACCAAAGAAGTAAGGACATGGACAAGCGCACAAGACTTCAATCAATTCATTCAGAAAGCAAAGTTACTGATAGCACACAACGGGATATGCTTCGACTTTCCAGTGCTGAACAGAGTCTGGAAGACTACGATCAAGTTGAACCAAGTGCAGGATACACTGGTTATGTCAAGACTGTCAAACCCAAGCAGAGATGGGGGACACAGCCTAGCAAAACTCGCAAAGCTAGTAGGCCGAACCAAGAAGGAGTTCGAAGATTTCGAGGGCGGCCTGAGCGATGATATGATTTACTACTGCCAGGAAGATGTACGAATCTGTGGTGATTTGTATCTCTACCTGCAGCAGGAACTAAAAGGTTTCTCTGAACAGTCGATTGAGTTAGAGCACAAGGTTCAAGCTATCATTGCTAGGCAGGAGCGCCACGGCTTTAAACTAGATACTGTGAAAGCTCAGTGCTTGCTTGGTCAATGGAAGCGTAGGTTGTCAGACATCGAGGAGGAATTACAAAAAGTATTCCCGCCTATTGTCACTCAAAGGTTTAGCGAGAAGACAGGCAAGCAATTGAAGGACGATGTTGAAGTATTTAATCCTGGCTCGAGGCAGCAGATTGCCAAGCGCCTGATGAACCTGGGATGGAAACCTACTAAGCACACTGAGAAGGGGGCAGTGATAGTCGATGAAGCAGTCTTGGATGGTGTTAATATTCCAGAAGCAAAGCTCATTGCCGAGTACTTATTGCTTCAGAAACGGGTGGCTCAGGTTGAGTCCTGGCTTGAGTTTGTATCTGACGAACACAGGGTTCACGGTAAGGTCATCACCAACGGAGCGGTCACAGGTAGAATGACGCACCACAGCCCTAACATGGCACAGGTTCCTAGTAGCTCAAGTCCGTGGGGTGTAGAGTGTAGGGAGTGTTGGACAGTAGATGAGGGTAAGACTTTGGTTGGCGCTGATGCCTCTGGTCTTGAGTTGCGTATGCTTGCACATTATATGAAGGATGAACAGTATGCTAAAGAAATCGTTGAAGGTGATATCCACACCAAAAACCAGACTGCGGCAGGTCTTCAGACTAGAGCGCAAGCAAAGACATTCATCTACGCTTTACTATACGGGGCAGGACCTACCAAGATCGGGAAGATTGTTGGTGGTTCGTCAAACGAAGGTCAAAGACTACTCAATAATTTTCTTCGGAACACTCCTGCTCTCGCGTATCTTAGAAACAAGATTGAAATCTTATCAAAGAAAGGGACGCTACCAGGTCTTGACGGTAGGAAATTACAAGTTCGTTCCGCACACGCAGCACTTAACACGCTACTCCAGAGTGCTGGTGCGATAGTGATGAAGCAAGGACTAGTATTGTTGGACAGTAAGCTGAGGAAGTTTGCACCTAGCGCACAGTTTGTAGCCAATGTACATGACGAATGGCAAATCGAATGCGATGATGCTGATGCGGATTTAGTAGGAGAGTTAGCAGTTAGTAGTATCAAGGAAGCAGGACAGTTACTTGGGTTACGCTGCCCATTAGATGGTGAATACAAGAAAGGGAAAACATGGGCAAACACCCACTAGACAAGGACGATGAATTCTGGGCTGACATGGAGGACGTAGTATTCCTGTGCATAAAGAAGGACAGAACAGTCAGCATGAAGACTTCTGTTAAGGACATGGAAGACCTCAAGTCCATCTTCAGCACAGCCTTCATGATGGCCTTGTTTCACGATATGAAATCTCGTCCACAGGATGTTGACAAACTTCATTGATGTGGTATACTATTATGGTAGTACTTATTTATTAACTTGTTCAGGAGAACATTATGGAATTAAAACCTTTTAAAATTGAAGCAGATATTATGTGGGCTTTCTTAGACACACCTAACCAGATGTCTGGTAAGTATCAGGTAGACCTATGTAATCTATCCAAGAATACAATCAAAGCCTTGGAAGAGATTGGTATCCCTGTTCGTAACAAAGAAGACAAAGGATTTTTTATTACGGCTAAGTCCAAGAACTATCCTATTACTACGGTTGACTCAGATGGTAATAAGGTAACAGCAAAAGTAGGTAATGGTTCACGAGGTATTGCGTTGATCAAGCCTTATGCTTATAACAAAAACGGCAAGAGCGGCGTTGCTGCTGGTATCAATAAGTTAACTATTACTAATCTTATTGAGTATGTTGGTAACACTGAAGAAGCTATTGATGTTCTGTAAATAGATAACTATCTAAATGAAAGGATACTAAATGAAAAAGACACCCGCCTCTAACCCAAAGCTATCTGTAAAGATATCTCCTGTAGAATCCTCCTTTGAGGTTTCTGTTCCAGGTAGTGATAAAATCTTTGGGTTGCAGGACTACTTCAAGTTCTCTGTTGCTTCCGATGGTACTGTTACCATCAACGACAACGAGTTCTCAAGTAAGAAGCAGGCGGCTCAGGCTCTTGAGGCAATGGCTACGTTTCTTCGGAAGTAATGCTTGCTCTCATTGACGCAGACATTGTGTGCTATCGAATCGGGTTTGCATCTCAGGATGTCAACGAAAAGATTTGCATAGCACGCACCGCTGAGTTTATGGAGGAGCTAGTGATGAAGCCTTGGGTAGGCGACTATCAAGGTTATCTCACTGGCTCCAATAATTTCAGAAAAGATATTGCTGTTACCGCCCCATATAAAGGAAACAGGACAGCAGACAAACCAATTCATTATGAGTTAATTAGGGAGTACCTAATAAAGGCGTGGGGTTGTGAGTTAATAGAGGGACAAGAAGCAGATGATGCTATAGGTATTAAAGCTTATTCATATGAAGATACTGAAGACTATGTGGTTATGTCTATCGACAAAGATTTAGATATGATTAGAGGCTGGCATTATAACTTTATTAAAGATAAGAAATACTTTATTGATGATCAACAAGCTATCAAACATTTTTATACGCAGATTCTTACTGGCGATAGGGTTGACAATATTGTTGGTCTAAAAGGAATCGGCCCTAAGAAAGCTGAAAAGATTCTTGAAGATTGTAAGACAGAAGAAGATATGTACAAAGCTGTATTAAAAGCTTATGACAACGATGAAACTAGAGTTTTAGAGAACGGACAATTGTTATGGATACGAAGAAACGAAAATCAGATTTGGTCACCAGCCCTCTTCAATACGTCCAATGGGTTGACGCAGTAGCAGATGTTGAGTGGCAAGAGGATGTCAAAGCTGAAGTACACTTATGTCACACTATCGGATGGGTTATTGATGAGAACGATTCAGCAGTATGCATTGCTAGTACAGTTAGTATGGACAACAGCAATGCCCGTATGCATATACCTAAGCAGTGGATTAAAGTAAGAAAGGACGTAATCTTTGAAACCGAGCAGCGCCAAGTCCAAAGGAAGACACCTGCAAAAGTGGGTAAGAGATCTAATACTTGCCAAGTTCGACTTGGAGCACGATGATGTACGCTCAGTTAGTATGGGCGTGTCGGGAGAAGACTTGTTACTTAGTCCAGCAGCCAGACGGAAGTTACCAATCAGTTTGGAATGCAAGTCCAGAGCAGCTATCTCAGTATA